ATGATCACGCAGAGCCAGCACCACCTCCTCTAGCGCGGCGCCGATCTGAGGCTCAAGGTCGCTCTGGCGTCGAGGTATCATGTCAGCCAGCTGAGGGAACATGCCCACAAGCGCCTCATGGTCGAGACCTGTGCTGAAGGGTCGAGGCGTCACCTTGAACAGGTCTCGGTCGACGCGCAGCTCCGCGCCCTGCCCTCGGTCTATGGAGTAGGCAACCTCCATCGCATAGGTCGCAGAGGTCGCAGTGACCCATGAGGGGACTGTGCCATACCACAACGCGAAGGTGAGCGTGGCTGATGCTCCTAGATCAATCTCGCGAGGCAGGGGCTCCGCGAGGATGGCGGTGGTCCCCACTAGGCGCGTCAGTACCACAGGGTAAATCGAGTCCCCTGCGGTGATGAGGAAGGCGCGCGCCTGATCAGCCTGCAAGCCCGATGCTTGAGACGCCACGGTGAGAGTCCTGCGGTCAGCGGCGATAGCTGACACGGACACATCAGCGCGCGTCTGCGTGAGCGTGATGGAGGATGTCTGCCCCTCCTCCTTGAAGCGCGCCGTGGGCGCAGTGGTCAACGGTCCAGGAGCCATCCAATCAAGCCGATGAGTCTCACCTGTGACTGCTTTTCTCATGCTCATGCTCCTGAGTTGGCTTTGGCGATGTCGGCGGCGTCAGCCATCGTCAGCCCCGCCGCGTCGACGAAGCCCTGCGACACAGGGCTCCATGAATGGCGGCAGTTGTAGCCACCACCAGATAGTTTCACAGGCAGCCCCTGCCCGTTGTCGAGGCGCGCCATCTGCGCCTCGGTCACCACCTTGTTGATGAGAGGCTTGCAGAACCTGCGCGTGATGCCATCGCGTGGGCCTGTGTACAGGTACAGGTCGAGCCCTGCCGACTCACCGACAGCCGCTGTGACCTGTCGACCATAGCTGGCGATCTTGGTCTTGACCTCGGTCAGTTGACGCCCCTCAGAGCGCTCTAGTTGAGCCGATAGCGCGCTCATTGACGCCTTGAGGGGTACGCCTAGGGACATGCCTTGAAGCGCCTCTCTGATGGCTTTGGTGGTGTCGGGAATGATGACATCTTGAAACACGGAGTCGACCGCCGCCACGCGAAAGCTATCGAGCTGTGCTTGGACTGATGCGGTGGTTGCGGTTGGTTCCAAGACTTGGATCGCTTCAAGCGCGGCGGCGGCCACTCGGTCAGACTGCTCGATGAAATCATCGATGGTCAAGCCGAAGCCTGCTTGAAGCACAAAGTCCGCGAGGGTGTCTCTCGGCATCGCGAGAAGCGCCTCGGGTGAGGTCATTGACAGAGCGGTCTCCAACACATCGAGGAGGCTCTGCCTGCTTTGTCCCAGTGCGCGCGCCATCACATCCGCTGCCGTTATCTCTGCGCGCAGCTCCTTCACCTTCGCCTTGGTCAGTTCTGCGCGTGGCCCACTCTGCTCTTTTGCTTGTGCGCTCAGATCAGCGACTGCCACCTTGTCGGCGCTGTCACCTTCTGCAAGCAGATGAACGGAGGAGCCACACGCGCAGGTCATCTTAGAGGCAGTCGGTGAGGATCCCGCCGAGGGTGCTGTCGATGCCCTTAAAGAGGTGGCACTCCTCAGCGTAGACATAACGGCGGATCTTGCCGAGGTCATCGTACTGACCAGCCACCATGCCACCGAACTCGAAGTTGAGCGCGGCCACGGGCATGCCCTTGACATTGCCGCCCTTCTGAACGATGGCGTCTGAGCCCTTGAGGATACCCATGAACAGGCTGTCACCGGTCCAGATGTAGCCCTCAGAGGAGGAGGCACCAGGCACAGCGGAGTCAACGCGCGCCTCGCCGACATGGATGTTGGGGATGCCGAGCACATCAGCGAGGACCTGCTTCACAGCGGCGTCGCTGAGGATCAGGTTGCCCGAGGCGATACCTGCGGAAGCGGTGCCGACATAGCCACGGACCTCGGGGTTGCGAGCGAGGGCGCGGAACAGGTCCCGACCCATCACAAGCGTGTCGGGGTTGATGCCATGAGCGGCGGCGAACACCGTGTCCTTGAGCTGATGCAGGTAGCTCAGAGGCTCCGCACCGCTCGCGTTGAACTTGCCACCGAACGCAGAGGTGGAGGTGTTGTTGCTGAAGTTGGAGGTGCCGAACAGGAGGTCAGCGGCGCGCTTCTCCTTGGCGAGCTTCATCACGCGAGCGACCTTCTTGGCGATGCGCTGCTCCTCGCTCCCAGGGTACTGAGAGTCGATGATGTCCTCCATCGCGATGGAGTCCTTGGCGCTGTAGATGAGCGCCTTGAAGGTCGTCGAGGAGCGGTCGAAACCACCGATGGAGACACGGTCAGCGCCAGGAGCGCGCTCGAGGTCGAGACCTGCGCCTGCGCCCATGAAGTTGCGCGTCTGCTCGATGAGGAGAGTGCCTGAGCGCTCAGGGATCTTGACCGACTCAAAGAGCTTGTCAGCGATGAGCTGGCTGTCTGAGGGCACCGCCTCGACGACAAGCGAGCTGAGGATCTGGTCTACGGGATGGAGATTGCTATATGAGCTGGCCATCTAGGACTCCTTAGGCGTTGACGGTCACGGGACCGAAGAAGAAGGCGAGGAGCTGCGCGTTGGCGGCGGCGCTCGTCTGATTGATGTTGGGGAGCACGCGCGCCACGGCATAGTCGCCAGCGGTCAGACCGCTCTTGACCTTGCCTGCGGTGGTGACCGCGAGGAGAGGCGTGGTGACGAAGGTCAGCGAGCCACCAGCGATGACGCGAGTGAGACCGAACACGCACACCTCAACGGTGTCACCAGCAGACGCCGCACGCTGGGCCACGCCCACGACAGCAGGAGAGGTAGCGTCGGTGGCCACAGCGATCTTGCCGTTGGAGTCGATGGCGACGATGGCGAACTCGGTCACAGCCGAGGCACAGACGAAGGACTTGACGATGTTCTGAAGCTCCATGGTTAGGCTCCGTAGACTGCGAGGTATTGATCGGGGTTGGTGGTGCGGAAGAGGTTGAGCGCCTCGCTGAAGCTGATGTGCTTCTCAGCGGCGAGCGCCTTGACCTGCTCTGCGAGAGACGCGCGCGTGAGCTCCTGACCAGACGCGCCATGACCCACCTCGTTGAGGGGGACCGCGCTGTTGGCAGGGCGCTCGCTAAACATCTTCCAGAAGATGGGCTGAGTGGTCTTGGCATCGAACGCTGCCTCGACCGCCGCCTGCTCTGCGGGACTGACCTTGCCCTCACGCAGGAGAGCAGTCACAGCCTCACGACGCTCGATGGAGCGCTTCTCCGCATCGATGGCGGCGAGCTTCTCGGACAGCAGCTTGTTGGTGGCGCGGAGGGCGTTGATCTCAGACATGAGGGTCGCCTCGCTCATCATCTTCGGCTTGTTCTTGTACTCGCCATCGACAACGATCACGGCTGGCTTCTCCTCCTCCTCCTCGGGCATCTCAGGCTTCATCTCCTCGACGGGCATCTCTGCCTTGAGGGAGGCCTCGGCCTGTGCCTGCATATCGGCGATCTTCTGCTCAAGCTCTTTGACCATCGCGTCTTTGGCGACGAGCGCGGCCTTGAGATCTTCGGGCGACATCTCGGCGATGTTGTCCATCTGTAGCGTCTCCTTGAGTGTGACCCTGTCGATTGAGGCGTTGCTCTGAGCAGGGCGAGGGGTGAGAGTGATTGCGAGGAGCTGCGCGCTCCCGACCTTCTTGCCGCCGTCACGGCTAAAGATGTTGCCCGTGACATACTCGGGCGAGGACCACAGGACACCGCCTGCATCCTGCACCACCTTGAGCCCGCGCTCGTTGTAGGCAGGGGTCGCGTAGAGACCATCGGCGCGCATCTCAAGATCAACAACGAGACCGAGAGCGCCACCAACATCAGGAGGAGCAGGTGTGCCAGGATTGAACGGTGATGACGCATGCTGCCAATCGATGATCACAGGGTCCTCAAGACGCCGCTCACGATAGACGCGCAGGAGCTCCGCGCAGAGGGAGGCGTCAACCTCCCCTAGCGTCTCACCGCTGAGGCGCGCGCTGACCTGCCCGATGGCGAGCGTCTTAAATGGCTTGCCGAGGGTCAGCCCCTCGGGGATGTCATAGGTGGCGGTCGATGCCATCTGCACCGCCTCACCGTAGGCGCGTAGGGTCGTCACCTTCTCATCAGCAGCGTTCATCTGACCGACCACCTTTCGAGCCCACGCATATCCAGCGTCACCGCCCCAACCATCCCAAGCCTGTCGACCTGGGCCATAGTCATCCCAAGTCGAGCCCTGCTTGTCGATCTCGTGGCGCGTGAAGTAGGCAAGCATGCGGCGCAGAGTATCAGGGGAGAGCTTGCGACCTGCCGACAGGTCACGAGCGCGAGCCAAGCCTACAGGCGTCATCCCACGCTGTGAGGGGGGCGCCTCGGCACGCTTGCGGAGAGCGCGAGCGGCGGCTTCTTGTGCGCCCTTGGGGGGCGTGAAGTCGATGTGTGCGTACTTCTCAGGCACTGCCCAAGTGTAGCCGACGAGGAGCGCGCGCTGTTTAGCCTTGGCTACCATCACGCCTCCTCTTGATGAGCTGCTCTGCGAGTGCCGCGACAGGTGAGGGCGCGGTGCGCTGAATGGGCGCGCGCTCTGCCTCCTCGGGAAGCTCACCTGCACCGAGGCGCTCACGGATGGCGCGCTCAAGGTTGTTGTCAGGAGTGAGGAGCCCAGCCTGCACGAGCGCAGGCAACATCCCCAACGACTCAGCCAAGTCGTCTGTGTCTAGACCCGTGTGCTGAAGGCGAGGGAGCTTCGAGGGGTCCACAGGCCCATAGTTGAACGCGATCAAGCGCCCGATGGTCCCTGCGCCTCGGCGGTCGACACCGTTGACCGCTGACGCCACCAGGTCACAGAGGTTGATTGCCGCGCGTCTGAACACGGAGAGGTGAACTTCACCGACCGAACGCGAGCCTGTGTCGCTGATGCCCAGGTTGGCGAACTGCGCGAGGAAGGCTTGACTGATCTGATTATCACACTCTCGG